CACGAATGTACAAATAGTCGTGGATAATGGCAGCCTCAAAGAAGCTGCCGCCCGGGCTTGCAAAAGGCCTGAACGGGCCAGAACTCACGCCATCGGATTCAAAGCCAGCCGGTACCACGCCATAAGGCGTATGCCAATCTTCGATTAATCGCCAGCGCCGTGAACCAATACGCTCGGTGCGAAGGGCGCCGTAATCGGTTTGCTTATACGCCGCCATACACATCAAACTCCACCAGCGGGAACTGCAGCTGAACATTATGGCCAATTCGCTGAAAGCCACGGCTTAACCGTTCCTCTTCCAACACGAAGTTGCCCGCGCGCGGAAATATCACAGTCAGCGTAAAACGGCCGTTGGCAATGGTTGCTGGTTCACGAACCCCCGGTCCACGCTGGGTTGCGTCTACCATTTCATCCAGCATGACCATGTGCCGGGCGTCTGGCAGTGGGACGTCAGCGGTAATAGTTACCAGCTGTCCGGCCTTGACCCAATGAATTTTCCGACCTGTTCAACCGTTGGACCGGCTACCTGAATATTGGTGACCGGGACAATCAAGGGCGCTAGCACTTCCGGCACTGGTGGGTTTAATAGTGCGTTTTGCGCATCGACCCATGCTAAGGCTTCAGCTGCGTTTGCCCATGCCTGCATGGTTTCCGGGTTATTAAGGTGCCATGTTCCACGAAAAAACACTGCGTTATTTTGTGCATCAAACATGATTATCTCCCAAAAACTAAACCGGTAAACATCGTATAGCCACCACTGCCGGCTTCCTGAAACCCTGCCCGCACGATCACCGCGTTGTGAAGCAAACTCACCCCCAGTACAGATGGCGAATACGCAGCATTACCTCGACTATTAGATTGCGAATCCTGACGGGGGCGGACTTCGATATCGAGGTCACGAAACATGCGAGAACCAACCCGAAAACGACAGCGCATCAGTAACGATCGAACGGTGTTATAATTTGTAGTCGCGGTAGTATCTATGCGGGCATGTACCGGAACTGGATTTGGTGGAGTAATACGCTCAATACGCCGGCTGGCTGGAGCACTTGGCTCAAAAGACAAAAATGAGCAGGCAGCAGCGCCGGTAAATGCCCCTACATATCCCGCAAGCTCAGAGCCAGCAATCAAGTTGTCTGCGCCCGAAAACGGCATATACTGAAGGCCTTGGTTCGATACACTGCCAAATAAGGTATCGACCCGCACCCACTCACGCGAAAGCGCATAAGCATCAAGTGCGGCGACGTCCGCAATTGCTACTGCTGGAACGACCTCCGCAGCCCCCGTTGCGGTCGATTCAATTAATTTCCCAGCATTTAGCGCATATACCTTTCGGGTAGCAGGGTCTAAGTACAATCGCCCACCCGTTATTGAAAATGAGTACATCTGAACATTGGCGCCCGGATGATAAACGATACATGAAGTGCCGCCCGTTGGAATGTTAAAGAGCCTGACACTTCCCTCAGTTGACGGTAGTAGTGCTGCTGAGCCAGCAGTAATGCTCAACGACGTGATCGCAGATGTCACAGTGCCAAATTTATCTAATTGCAGATACTGGTTTGCTGTCCCACCGCCTGACACGTCATTAGATGCGCTTAGGGACGTATAAACACCTGTTTCAACATCATCTAATGACAAACTCCAATGCGTTCGGATAATCTGGCTTCCCGTGTAATACGCCCCAAGTAAAGCATCAACTGCTGTTGCCGATACCATGAAATGGTTATTTCCATTAACGATTCTCGCCAAAATATCTGGCAACAACGCTAAATTAGTTGCCTGCTCGTTCAGCGCCAAAACAGAACTATCGAGCGTCACTTTTGCCGCCTCCAGCAAAGCCTGAGCTGCAGCCAGTGCCGTGGTTCCGGTATTTAAGTGCTCTTCTGCTACAGCAATTAGTGCCCGCTCCCACGTAGTATGACTTTGTAGATAGGCGATGGCCTTTGAAATAACCGCCATATCATCAGGGGTCAATGTCCCGTTGACCAAGCCGTCATTGAGCTTGTCGATCATTTTCTGCTGTGCAGCGTTTAATGTGGCCATAAGCCCTCCGTCAGTTAAAAATATCTTCGCCCAGCAGTCGCTTTAGTCGTTCACGACGGCTGCTACTGCTTTCTATGTTATTCACTCGCTGCGTCAACGCCTCAGCCTGCGTGGCCAACGTCGCGGCTTGCTGTTCAACCGCAGTTAGTCGGCTATCGGTTGCGGCTTTTGGGGCTGCTTGTGCAGCAATAGCCTGCGCTACGCGCTGGGCGGTAAAGGCGCGCCGGGTTGTGTTGGTTCCTGCTTCAGCTTCACTTTGGCTAATGGTAAGCCCAGTCCACTCGCGGCTATTGGTCAGACGAACATCAGTAGTGGCAACAGCACCGGCAATATCCGCTACGGTCAATGTGATATTGGCGTTAAGCGTATAGCCGTTGATGGTGCGGCTTGTTTTCACCGCGTCGGTGGCATCATCCAAGTGGATCCAGCCTGTGGCAGTTTTGATGATGTAATCACCCGTAGATACCGCCTTACTGCCCTCACTTTCAAACGTGAGGATTCCACTGGCCGAGAGCTTATACATATAGCCAACGTCAGCGCCTACCGGAAAACCGCCCGATGGGTTATGAAAGCCGCGAAGTGAGACGCCACCACTGACGTTCGCGGCGGTTTGCTGCGCGAACTCGGCGGCTTTTGTCATGTAGAAGCGAGCACTTTTCAGGCCATCGGCTACCACTTCGTCATCCGGCGCACTGGCCCAGCGCCTTGCCAGCAATACGGCCGCCTGCGCATCCAGTTTTGCGGTGTTCACCTCACCGCGCCAGGTGGCTATCTCGCCGTGCTGAGTTGCGACTGTATTGCGCCAGTTGTTGATATCGGTGTACCAGCCGTTGATGGTGGTATGGTGGCTATTGACGGTAGTGTGCCAGCCGCTGATGTCTGTGTGACGACTGGTAATCGTTGTGTGCCAAGCGCTGATATCGGTGTGACGGCTGTTTATGGTCGTGTGCCAGGTATTAATCTGGCCGTGCTTGGTCGTCACATCGACCTGTGAGGCACTGGCTGCACTGGCTTTTTGTGTTGCGGTCAGCGCATCAGCAGCAGCGGCACTCGCAGCCGCTTGACCTGCATTGCGATAATCCAGCGCTTCGTTACGCGATTGCAGCGCATCGGTGGCGCTTTGGTTGGCACTTAGTAGCTTGCTGTCAACATTGGCCTGCAAACCGGCCACCGTGGCTGAGAGGGTATTGACGTTCTGCTGCAGCGTGTTGAACATGTTCGTGGATTGCCGCGCCTGCTCCACCATGGTATCGAGTTCAAGCGTTCGCTCTGCAATGCCGGCATTTAATGAATACAGTGTCTGGTGTCGATGCTCGACACCAAAAGGATCTTGCAGAACCACTTCGCCGGGTTCGTACCAAAACTTGTTCAGCTGCAAAAAGAACGTGGAATACAGCTGCACCAGCTGGCTGACTTGCTGCTGGGCGCGTAGCGCCGGCGCGGCACTCACCACCGGTTTAATCACATAACTGACGCCAGTGGCGGCGCTGGTAAAGTTGCCGACAACTTTCAGGCTACCGTTGGTGGTGATCTCAATGATTTCGCGCCAATCTTTGCCATCGAGCGAAAACGCATCGCCCGGTGATGGCGGCACAATTCCCGACATCCAGTAGGTATTAACACCGGTGACCACATTGGAGCCGGCGGTAATACTGACACTGCCCTGCCGGTACCAGTAATTTGATTGCATGATGCCCCCAATAAAAAGGCCGCCTTAGCGGCGGCCTGCGGCAATGGCTTCATCAGCCGACATCTTGATCCCCAGCGCCTCGTTAAAGGCAATCAGGTGATTTCTGGCGCGGCCGTTTTGCACGAACACACCATCTTTGGAAAAACCACGAAACAGCAGGTAGTCCACCACTGGGTTGAAATACAAATCTTCCAGCGGCATGGTCGCTGTGTTGACCGTTGCATCAGTCACCGCTTGCGGCACGAAGGAGTAAGCAATCAGCACCGATACGCCAGTCGCCGGGGCCGGATACAGGTAGAACTTGCGCGGTACCTTTTCGTTGTAGATGTAGTGCTGTACTTCGCTGGCCCCAACTGGCTTGTGCCAGTCTGGCTTTGAGCGGTTCATCATGCCCATATCAATCGGCGTAATAGGCCGCATATTGCCGCTTTCGTTACGCACCACGTCAATCAGGCGCAGCGCATCAGCGGGCAAGTCTTGCTGTGTACCGGCCACAGCCGCAAACGCCACTTGTTTGGCGTGTGCATCCGGGCGGGCCGCAATGATGGCCAGCACGGCGGCGTTGTACCAACCAATGAGTTCGCTTTCAGTCCAGAATACTTTTTCTGAATCCGAGAGCGTGTGCCGCGCTTGTTCAATGACTTTGGATACTGGAATTGGCATACAAATCCTTAAAAGAATTGATGGCGCGTTTGCGCCTCATAAAGCCGGTTTGCCGCATCCAGCGCATAACTTCTGGCCTCACTGTAGCCGCGTTGCGAATCGCGGCGCAGCTGCTCGACCATCGCGCCGGGTAAGTTCCAATCCATATTTTGCATCATGCCCAAATCAGCGGCCGCCTTTTGGGCGATGGCATGGCGAAACCGCTCAAAGAGCGCATCCGGCAATTCTGTTGCCTGTGAGTTTGGGTAAAGCGATACCAGTACAGACAGCGCCCCCGAGCGAGTGCTGATGCGAATTTGATCTGGCGTGGCAAAATCAAAGTCCTGCCCCTGCACCAGCGGCTTGCCATCGAGCGACGCGGCCACGATGTTATTAATCAGCGTTTCTGGCGGTAAGCCCAAATCATAGAGGCTTTGCCCATCGTGAGTAATGTCCAGCCGGTGCTGCCAGGCGAATGTTGCTTTACAGAAGTCCTGCAAAGCATCGCGCAGCGCATCGACCGCCATAAACGACGGCACGGTGTTGATATAACGCAAAAGCGTCAGCTCCAGCTGCGCGATCAGGGCCATTATTCGCTGGCCTCATCTTCTGCTGCAGGCGCTGGCACTTTGTCCGGGTTTTGCTGCAGATACAGCGCATAGGCATCGACAATGCGCTGTACTTTGTCATCGCGCCGGTCATCCGATTCAAACTCGACTTTAAGCGCTGCGGTCACTTCGTGCTGCTCAATCGACTTCACATTGGGCATGGCGTTCAGTTCAGCGCGTAAATCGGACACCGCTTGCGCAATGCGCTCTTCGATGGTTTTTTCGGCCACAAATGGCTTGACCGGTTCAATCACATCTTCACCGCCGATATAGCGCTTATGCGTGTCACTGTCTTCAAGGCAGTACACATCGGGGTGTTTAATCGCCATCTGGTTGGCGATATGCGCATCGACTTGCTGCACCCCGCCGCGAATCCAGGTCAGATTGGTCCCGTATACGGTGTCGCGCTTTAGTGGCTTGTTGCCGATATACACCACACCTAAAAATAAAATTGGTTTGCTCATGACAAGCTCCTGCTTGATATATCACCGACTACAAAGCGACTACACTCGTAATCACTTTGTAGTCACATTCGCTTACAGTGCGTGAGAGACACCGATAAAGCGGTAATCCACCACGGCTGTGATCTTACCGGCTAAACCGGTACCGGCCTTGATGGTGCCGACCAGCCGCGCCCGGGCAGCCAGTAACACCGGCTCACCGTTCCAAACCTTAGTACCGACTGCCGCGACGTTGTGCGCAGCACCAAAGGCTGCAGGGTTAGAACCCAGCGTGTCATCGATGTATTCAAAACCCAAGTCCATGGTGGCACCTGCTCCGAGCGCGGCATGGTTTAAGCGGATTTCATCGATGCTGGTCCCCGCATCGAAGGTTGCAAAAATCAACGTATCGTTGACGGTACCAGCGGCAACGGTGACTGCAGGTGCAGTCCGGCTGGCGTTACCGTGAGTGCCGTTGTATTGACGGCTTTGGGCATCAGGCCCGCGAAATACTGGCATCAGAGTTCTCCTGACAGATTAATGAAAAGGCCAGCGGGACTGGCCTTACGGGGTGGTTTAGATGCGACGTGGTGACACCGCAGTATCAATCACCAGACGGCCGTGGTCGTGTAACCAGCCGTCACGGTCTTTAAAGCGCAGGGCTTTTTTGCCGTTACAGAAAGCGATTGAGAATTCTTTGGTGTTGCCGTGGTCTACGGTTTCTTTGTGGATGGACATAAACGACTTGGCCGTTTCGGTGTGGCCCATCGCGTAGGCCATCTCCTGAGAACCCAGCAAAATGGCGCGTTCGACGCTGGTCCCCACGGTGCGAAGCGTGGTGGTCGCGTTTTTGTTGTTCTGGCTGACACGCACCTGAGAGCCTTGCTCAAAGCGCACAAAACGGCTCATTTTCTTAATCAGAATGCCGTTGCGGTACATCATATCGCCTTTAAACAGCGAGTGGCTAAAGCCCTTTTGCCGGTTGGACGCGCTGGCCACCAGCTGTTGGTAATCTTTGGTGGAGGCTTGCTTTTGCAAGTCTGACCACTGGCGTGGGTGACCCATAAGACGTAGAACGGATCTTCATCTTTGAGTTCATCTTCTGCCAGGCGGATATGGCCAATCGGGTTTGACATTTCTTCCAGATAAAGCGCCAGGTTGTCTACTACTTCCAGCGACATCAGATCAGAACTGTCCAACTGCTCAATACTTTGCGCATCACCACCGTACATGTGGCGTGAGAACGTCGGGGGCAACATTGGGTTGACCATGATTTCGCTAAACTCCGGATCAGAATCCGGCGGTACAATCATGCTGGCTGTGTATTCCGTCCCCCGCGCACCCGCCAGATGGTACAGCGTGGTTTCTTCATCCAACCGCTTGTACCAGCCTTTGAGGACTTTTTGCGCGATAGCGTTGATGTCTTGACCGACGGTTCGTACGAACATGCCGCCACCGTTATCGACCATGTGCCGGCCTTGGTTGATACCCACCTTGTCATCGGCAAACGAAATGGTGTCGCCGCGACCTGCCAGCTTTTTATCGCCCATAGTCGGCTTACCGGCGATTTCATGCACCATATCGACGGTGATTTCCTGACCTTTTTGCTTTTCCAAATCGGTCACACGAACAACCGGATAACCGGGGTCGGTTTGGACTCGACCTACTTCAGTCGTCCCTTTCGGGGCGACCGGTGCGCCGGTCATAATGTTGGTAAACGTGAACTGTTTTGTTGCTGCGGCAAACAGCGCCGCATTGCGCAACTGAGGCACTAAGGCCGGATTCTTTTGTACTGACATGGCTTATCTCTTTATCAGTGACCAAATTCGCTGAGCAGTGCGGCAAGCTCTGCCGGGCTGGCTGTTGCAGTGAACTGGGCAATTTGTGCTTCGGTCATGCCATCAAAGCGCTCTATCAGAGTAGCGTTCACGTCTTGCGTGGCTCCCGGCACTCCGGATAAGGAGTAAGGAACGTCTTGATTGTCATGGTCTTTGGGTTGGTTTTTCATCAGCCGGGGCGTCATTTGCTTCATTACTTCAGCAAATCGCTCGGTCATTGGTTTGCCCTGCCATTTCGGATCAGTTTTCAGGCGCGTATCGATGTCGATAGCCTGCTGACGCATGGTTGGGTCATCTAACACTTTGCGAAGTCCCGGTGTCGCATCGACGGCTTTGTTAAGCACGACGACCGGATCATCGACTACAGGCGTTGCCTGCGGGTCTGGCGCGGTCTTTACTTCAGCCAGTTGGCGCTGCATCTGCACCAGCAGCGCCTGCTGCACCCGAAGCTTGTGACCGATTTTGCTGGTCACACTGCCAATTTCGCCGTACTCGTCCAGCTCTGCCAGTTCCTCTTCCGTGAGCTC